AGACCAACCTGTCGTATTTGTCTTAAACGAAGGGTTGACGATTAGGTTATTTCTCGCCATATTATGCTCCTCCGCGACGAAGTTGGAATGCGATTTGACGTGAAATCATAGATGCAAGCTCTGCCTCATTCATACCCTGTGATGGGTAGACGTTAATAACATTGCTAGAGCCGCTAGTAGAACTGCCAGCTAGCATTTGAATCATAGCGCGATCTCGATTAGACAAGCCTTGCGGATCAAGAGGCTCAACGCGCTCTGAGCGTCCAGCTTCTCCAATAACCGCCAGGGTGCCACCGCGTGAAGGAGAAATAATTCCGCCTTCTGCTAGCTGTGGGAACCCTAATGTAAAACTTGGAAGAGTTTTTCCAAGAACAGTCGCTCCACCAATTTTTAATTTCTTACTTGCTACGTTGGCATTCCACCAAGCCTTTGCATTTTTCCATGCAGTCTGTAAGCCTTCAGTTAGACCGTCCCATAAGCTGCTAAGGCCGCTTGTGATTTTTCCAGGCAGTGCTTTAACACCTGTAACAATTTCAGTGAACTTAGCTTGCACAGAAGTCCATGCGGTTCCTAGACCGGTAGTTAGCCATGTCCACATGGCAACGCCAGCGTCTTTAATTCTTGTTGCTAGGCCCTTAACTCCTGACACAATTGTGTCCCAGACTTTTTGTATTCCTGTCCAGGCTAGTTCAAGTCCCGTTTTAAGGACATCCCATACAAACTTAATTGCAGTTGTTATAAGACCTATATAGATCTTAACTCCAGCAACAATTAGATCCCAAACAATTTTTATTCCGGCCCAGACAAGTTCAAGTCCCTTTTTAAGGATATCCCATACAAATTTAATTACAGTTGTTATAAGACCTACATAGATCTTAACTCCTGCAACTATTAAATCCCAGACTTTTTGTATTCCTGTCCAGGCTAGTTCAAGTCCCTTACTTAGTCCGTCCCACAGGGTCTTAAATATAGGGATAAGAAAATCAATTACTGACCCTATCGCGTCTTTTATTGCCGCCCAGACTTTCTGCACTAGTTCTCTAAACGCTTCGTTTTTCTTATAAAGAATTACAAAAGCTGCAACTAACGCAGCTATTGCTATAACCACTGCTCCGATGGGATTTGCAAGTAATGCTATTCTTAAAAGATTAAGGATTTTTATAAAAGCTACTACTGCCTTTATTATTGCTCCGGCTATAAGCTTTGCTAAAAATCCTAGTCCTTTTAGTAAAAGTCCTAGTGTTTTTAGCAAAAATCCTCCGAATTTAATAACCTTACTTACTACGTTGATAAACGCAAGAAAACTTCCAACAATAATTTTTATACCAAGTCCAACTACGGTGCCGATAAGTCCAATAGCAGAAAATGCTGCAAATATTCTTGCTGTAACATCAAATATTTTTTTAACAGCGGGATTTTCCATAACCTTAGTTAAAGCGTCGATCGCCTTTGTTAAGATGCCAAAAAAGGTTTGAATAGCGCCAGTAGAAAGAGTTACGGCAGCAAATTTAGTAAGCGAAACAACGAACTTTGCAAGTGAAGGTGCAGCCGCGTTTGCTTGCCTTAAAATTTCACCAAAAGATGGTGCTGCTTCTTTTAGTATGTCAAAAAAGACTTTAACGTTAGGGTCAGCGCCCGCCTTTAGAATTTCTTTAACAAAAGCGCCTAGCGAGCCAAGAACCGCGCGAGAGTTCTCAGCAACATCTTTAAAGTACGTTGCAAGTTCGTTTTGCCCTTTTGCAGAGCCAGAGAATTTCTCAAACTCGGCTGTGGCATCTCTAAACCACGTAAGGATAAAGTCTCCTGCTCCTCCTGGAGCAAAGATTGCCTTTACAATATTCACCGCGCCGCTAAAGATATTACCAAAAATTTCGCCCCACTTGGCAGCGATGTCTCCTGCCTTAGTAAAGAACGCTTGAAGCTCGCCCGAGGCTTGCTTTGTATCTAAGAACTTAGCAAAGTCAGCTGTTTTCTTAGCAATAAAGTCGGTAAATCTACGAATAATAGGATCAGCTGCAACAAGAATAGAAAGGATCGAGTCATAGACACTACCAATTGTTTTACCGAGGCCTTCAATAACGTACCCTGATTGCTCAAAAACTTTACCAAGGTCTTTAATATTCTTTGGATCAACAATCACATCGATGACAGAGTTAAATGCTTTTCCTAGAGAAGTTCCTAATTGAGCCATCATAGGAGCAAGCGCGGGAAACAGCTTAGTGCGAAGTTTTTCTAAACCTTCTTGTACAGCTGGTAGAAGAGTCTCGGCTACAGCGTCTCTAATTTTCTTAAGTGCTGGTATAAATGTACCAACCATATACTTTACAAATTCACGTGCAGCCGGAGAAAGACCAGCCAAAGCATCTGCGTATGCGTCAACGCCGGCAGCAGCGCCTTTATTCGCTTTTGCCTGGTCTTCTAATGCTCTTTCAAGATCATCGTACGCGTCTTGAATTTGACGAATAATGTCTTCTTGTCGATCTGCATACTTCTGTCTAGTTTCTTCAATTTTCTTTTCTGCGTCAAGAATCTTTTTAGTGTTTTCAAGCTTAACAGCTGTGATGTTTGCTTCAGCCTCTTGCTGGCTACGCAGTGCGTCACGTGCAGTTTGAGCGACGTTTGCCTGCGCCTCTTCTTGACGCTCTAGCGCATTGATGTATCCTGCGGTATTCTTAGGGTCGCCAGCTAGCTTTTCTTGTTCCTTTTGGAGATCTTTATTCTTATCCTTAGCGCGACGTAGACCAAGTTCAGCCTCAGCAAACGCAAGCTGTGCTTCACGACGAGCGCGGGAATTTGGAGGTAGATCTTGAGTACGCTGTAAGGTCTCACGAGCTTTTTCAAGAGTAATAGATGCGCGCTTCTCTGAAAGTGCTGCATCTTCTGCATCAAAGCCAATCTGCTGAATTTCTTCACGGCCGTCTTCCAATGCTTTTGTAAGTTCAAGTTGTGCGTCCTTAAGGCGATTATTCGCCTCAATCATTGCCTCGGTATTTTTTTCTTTTACTAACGATAGTTTAGCATATGCTTCTTCTTCTTCAGCTGCAGCATCAGCAATAGCTTCAACTTTGTCTTGCTCTGCCTCGATCATATCTGCGATTCGGTCGCGCTCAAGACGACGACCGTCTATCACCAACTTTTCAATACGCTTTTCAATATCCTCGATACGACGGGCAGCTGCAATTTTAGCTGCAGTATTATCTGCAGTAGCTTTCTTTGAAGCTTTAAGTCCTGCAGAGATCGCCTTTGACACACCGGAAAATGCAGCAAACGCAGTAACAGCAGATAGACCAATTGCAGTAAATATACCTGGCAAGACTACGAGAGATGGAATAGCTCCCGCAACCGTTCCAGCAAGAGCTACAAAACCTCCAGCAAGAGATCCAATACCAGAAAGAAGAATAGAAAGTAAGGGACCAAGCGTGTATCCAGTTCTTACTAAGGATTGGAATTGCGCACGGGCTTGCAAAGCTTCTTTGCCAAACTTGCCAAAAGAGTTTGCTAGACTGTCTCCAACTCCAGAGTTAAATCCGTTAGAAAAACTTCTTCCTACGCTTTTTCCATCACGCTCTAGATTGATACCACCTGCTGCTCTTTTAACTTCATTTTCAAAGCCAGTTGTTATAGCTCTTACAACTATATACGCATCGCCAATTACTGCCACTTGGTCACCTCCTTCCTATTTCTTTTCTAATATTCTTATCGAGTAATCGGACCGTCGAGCATATCGCCAAATGGCTGAGATGCTGCCGCGTTTACACTTGTAGGCTTAATGAAAGGCTTAATTGCTTTTTGCTTTTGTAAAGGATCAAACGGAACTATCTTTTCTTCTTCCTCTTCAGATATAAACTCAAAATTGTCAAAGTTCTTACTAACGCCTCCGCCTGCTGTATTAGAGCCTGCCTTAGTAGAGTAAGCGTAGGAAGAGTTATAGAAGTCCCTATAGATAGCCTCACGTGAACGATCTCTTCCGTCTGCCTGCTCAACAGAAGAGTAGAAAAGATCATCTTCAAAGAAGTAGTGCAAGACGTCTAGCATGTCGCTTGCCTCCATTTCTTTTAAGTTTATTCCGTTCACGAGTGCTTTTCCATTAATGTAGGGCCAGAGATCTATTCCCCAGGAGAGGAGACTTCTGGCCCCTCGTTCGGGCGCGAAGAGTACACTTCAACGAGCCACCCGCTAATCTCTCCTAGTTTTTCCATTTGAACAATCTTTTCTGGGTGGACTAGAAGAGCATTAAAGCGCTCGTAGCTTTCTTCAATAAGCGCATGCTTAAAGAAAAAGTTAATTGCGTTGGCAGCTTCAGCTGGGTCATCAGAACTTGACTTGGCAACTAGGTCTAAAAGAACCTTGCCTTGAAGCTCTGGACGGCAAAAGAATTCTTCACCGTGAATCTTAAACGATACCGACTCTTTTTCGCCTGCATCGTCAGAACCAAAATCTTTGAACTTGGTCATTATTTCTTCCTCCGTATTGTGTTGGTGTCTTTATTAAAGCACGTGCTTTAATTCTAGGTTATCTTATCAAATAAAGGTTATCGGTGAGGTACCTATTTGGCCTTGTTCCAGGGTGTCTTACAGCGTGCGTGTAAATAATTCTCCCGCCCGAGCTAAACCTTAAAACTTGAGCGCGATTAGGTGTAATGATGTGTGGGCGTGTACCTTCATGGTGCATAAGCGCATAGCTTAAAGGTGAGCCTATACGTATCTGCTGGCCCAAAGGATCCCGCTCTTGTCGCATGTGTATAGAAGCTTTTAAGCGTCCTGTCTTTACGCCAACCTGGTTTTTAGCTGCTGCCATGATGAGACGGCCGCGGGCAAACAGATGTCGACCTACTGGACCGTAGGGGTCATTTAATAAAAAGTCAAGAGCGCGCGGGCGAAAGATTATTGTTGTCTTAGTTACTGCCATTATGGGACCACCATAGATACCTGCATACGAACGGTCTCAAAGCCGCCCTCAGGGTTTCCCGCCTCGACAGTTGCAATAACGCCCATGCCGTATTCGTTCTCTTCCCATTGGTCAAGACGGCGAATAAGCTCCATAAATAGATAGCAATCAACCGCCGCGATCTCTGAACCCTCTTGGATTTTTTCTCCCGTAGGAGCCTTGCCGTTGTTTCCAACTACAGGGATCTGTCGTGACACGGCAATGCTCAGCACAGCGGTTCTTGGTTGCGTGCAGCGTTGAGGTTGACTTGCCTGATCTCCAGGAAGACCTAGATACATTTGAATGAATGACACAGAGAGCTGCTCGCAGTCAATCGCAGGTTCGCCCATTAGCCAAAAACGACGTGAAGGCAGGTCTACGTTATACTCGTCGTAGGTAGCAATTACCTTAGCAAGAACTGCGTCAAGAAAATCCTTAAGGTGCAGCGCTCTAGAATCAACTGTGGAGATATCAACGATTGGCATGTCGCGTCTCCTAGTTGTCTAGTGTATACGTAGGTGTAGTAGCCTTACCTAATTGAAGAATCAGGTTACCGGACGCAATATACACAGTTTCGTCGCCTTTTGTCGCGTAAAGATCCCACGTGCCAGGGTCTAAGAATCCAGCGTAACCGTATGCGTCTTCATATGTGACAGAAAGTGTAAGTGTGTCACGTGACTCGTTAGTTACAAGAGCCGTGCCGGTGTCTGCGCCGTACGCAACATTGGTAGCAACCTTTGCGTACATAAACGTTGTAGTCGTAGGTACCTCGCTGATGTAGTACGAGCCGTTGAAGGTTGCATTGATGCCTGAGATTGTCACATAGTCGCCTACTGAGAACCCGTGGGCAGTAGACGTGGTAATAATTGCCATGTTATCTGCAAGTTGCTTATGGGAAACAGCCTTAGAGATGTCCGTAGTGATCGAGTTAATAGACACAGCGCCTGAGCCAAGATCTTTTGTCTTAGTTCCGCTGTAGTTTCCGATCTTAATTGTTGGAATCCAGTCGTCGTTTGTCACAAGGAACGCTGCATTGATGTAGTCGATGTTTACGTCAAGTGATCCGCCTTCTGAACCTGTAATAAACATATCTAGTGAAGTTCTAGGCAAGATTGGAGGCTTAGCAACGTGACGACGAGCACGTGGAACGTCTGGGCTAAATACCTTAGCCTTTGCGCGAGCCTTGTCTGGGTTTGAAGACTTAAGGAAAAGGTCTACTATGTATAAACCAGTGCGAAGCTCGTCAATAAAGTCCTGGTTATCAAGAACTGTGTATGAAACGCCTTGACGAGAGATTGCGGTAATACGTTGTGGCAGTGCGCAATCATCATCGCCTGACCAAAGCTTAATAAATTCTGTAGCAAGAACACGGGCAGCTGCTTTTCCGGCCGCAGTAGGAGGAGCTCCGTAGGTGTACGTTACCTCAATGTTGCAAGGAGCCCAGGATGTGCCTTGACGTGCTTGAAGTGTTGAATGATCTACTAAATAATAATTTGAAGGGTCTACTATTGATCCTGCACGGTTACGAACCGAGTGAATAGCTACTACTGGCCTTCCACGAAGGCGTAGACGTGTTGAAGGTGACATGCCGTCTGTTGTAAGCTCGGCGTAGTCATCAAATTCATCAAAAGGAATGTTGTATAGCTCGCCGCCAACTAGCTCAGGAGTGTAGTTGCTAGAAGAAGCGCCTAAACGATACGCACGAGAAGAGCAAACATACTTTTCTGTTACAGTAGTTACGCCGTTAAACTTTCGGCCAGACATAGACCATAGAAGCTGTGATGCAGTTTTAACCGCTTCATATGCGTATTCGCTATTCGCGTATGAGTCAAGCTCATCTACGGAAACCCAAAGGTTTGACACTTATTTGTCCTGTCTAATCGTCGTTAATTCATATCTTAATAGAGGAGCGGCATGCCTGTGTTGGTGGTAACACATCGGCATGCCGCTCACATTCTATTATTAAGAGGTTGGATCCTCTGTTGAAGCAATGATGAAGTCTACA